TAATAGGTTAAAAAAGTCCCCCCACCACTAGGGCAGGGGGCGCAACTGCAATTAGGAAGGCACAACCAAAGCGAACATGGATGCGGCATTCGGGTCAGTGCCAGTGGTAGAAGTGCGGAGAGCCTTCACACCATAGAGCGTGTCCGAAGTGAACAGCGTACCCAAGTACTCTTGTTTGTACTGAGTTTGTGAACGGATGCCCACTTGCTCAACCAAAACCATAGAGTCTTTGTGACCCATCAAGCAAACGCGAGCGATTGCAGTACCAGATGCGGGGAAAGTCGCAGTGGCAGATGCAGAGTCAGCGTTGCTGGAAGTGAACACAGGGATGCCGTACAGGTTGCCGATTTCACCATTGCGGATGGTGTTGCCATCACCCACAAAGGCTTGCTCAGTGTAACGAGCCAAACCCATCAGCGTGTTACGGCTAGACGGGGGGATGATGAAGAAGCGACCATCCATAGGAGTGTCGTTGTCATCCAAACGCTGAATGGTGCGGCGAATAGCGGCATCAGTCAGAGCAGAGGCGTTACCAGTGTTGGTGTTAGCCGTGTAGTCGAAGGCAGTCGTGCCATCGCCACCGATGTAGCCACCAGCGTAACGAGCGTTGTCAGCAGTACCACCGTTGGCAGAACGACCCAACTGGATCAAGTCGGTATCGACTTGTTTAGCCAGGGCATAACCAGCATCATTGGTATAGAACTGACGCAAGCTGTTCAGGGCTTGAGCCTCAACGATGTCTTCAATCAAGCGGCTATATTCATAGTGCTTGTTGATCGACACTTGAACTTCAGTCTCAGTGGCTGCAATCAGCGTCACTGCGGTAGAAGCGGCCTTGGCAGAAGCAGAACCACGATAAGGTGCAGGAATGTGAACAGTGTCACCTTTCTTGCCCTTGAAGTTCATCTTCATAACCAAATTTGCCAGCACCAAGTTTTTCTTGTATGCGGCAACAATTTCATCACTCCAAATTTCAGGAATGAACGTTGCGGCGGTAGTCGTAGTTACCGCAGGGGTAGGAAATGCCATGATGTTTCTCCTTAGAAACGAAAGTTAAGTTACTTGACCCGACCTTCAGAATACGCAGCAAGAATTTCATCATTCAGTGCCTCGTATCGAGCTGGATCGGTCATCTTCAGCCGAATCAGGTCAGCCCGTCTGTATACCCTCTTTGAACTCTCACCAGTTCCACCAACATCCACTTGTGCGGCCTTCATGTTCTGCTTCCTGGCGGTTTCACCCGCTTGCTCAGTCTGCTTTGACTTGACACCACGCAACTGCTTGTAAGTAGACAGCAACTCATTAGCACTATCAAAATCAAACTCACCATCTGCTTTTGCATACAGACCAAGGCGAACAGGCGAGGATTTCACCCAATTCACAAAGTCCTGATCTTGAGCAATCTGAGTGTAGTCAGGATGCTCTTGCACTAACTTCTGCTGAATCTGCATCCTCTTGAACTCAACACCTGCTTGACGGGCGGCGAGAACATCAGGATGGTTATCAATAGTCTTTTGAACTGCCTTCTGTGGATTCTCAAAGAAATCTACTTCTGGCTCTTCCTCTTTAATAGTCTGTTGCTTTGAACTGAGGTTCTGCTTAATGAGTTCATCAGCGAGTTTCCTTACCTCTCCCACTTCTTGCGCTTGCTTGCCAATTAACTTTTCAGCTTCTTGGTGCATCCGAACAATATCTTCCAGACTTTTGTCCCTGTATTTATCAGGGAGTCCAGGCGCTGTTGGCGCAATGGTGTTAGATAGCTTGGATTCTTCAGCTTCTAACTCACTTTTCATCTCAGGTTCGTTATCAATCAACATATTTTCCCTTTTCCTGCCGTTTCGGTTGTAGGAGAATCAACTCGACATTTCTGTTTAAGAGTTGGCTTTGCGTTCAGATTTTAGCTTATCAAGGTGACTTTTCTCGAACTTCCCATGCGCTGATGGAAAAGAACCAGACCACCCCTCCAACCTAAATGCTGGCGCACTAAGAATGCGATTGGCTGTTTCACCGCATTCACACCTAAAACTCTGAGCCTCATAAACACAGAGTCTTTCGGTTTTATGCCCGTTTGCACAGGCAAATTCAAACATTCTTTTCATTTAGTTCCTCATATGCTCTCTCGCTGACCTGTCGCAAGGTTTTCAGCCAAGTAAGTATAGAAAGTTCACCTTTTTTGAATTGTAGGCTTTGTTCATCAGGAATCACAGATATATTATTTAAGGATGCAATCATGGAGTCAATATCCTCCACCAAGTCTTTCCACCCATCACTTCCCATCATAGAGAAGCGATCTTCATAATATTTCTGTAGTTCAGGACTCACCAAGGCACTCCAGTCGCTTTAACAGGGTTCTTTTGCAATTCAATCTGAGCCTCTAAGGAAGCCTCTACAGCCGCTTTATCCACACCGTTGGCCCAAATCCATCCTAAGACAGTTTCCTTTGTCAAAGATGCGTATGGAATGGTTGCAGTGCCTTCACTCCATGAGCAAGTGCTATACACAGATGCAGAGTAATTGCCATCTGTTGCATTGCACTGCCAATGAGCAACTGTCACAAAACCTGTTGCAGATTGTCTTTCAAGAGTACTAACATTCCATTGTGTGTTCATGATTTCTCCTTTAAATTCTAGCGTGTGTTCCGTGATACAAAATTCTTGCTTCATCTGCGACCAAACAAGCAAGCTCAATATCCGTAAAAGTTCCTAAGTGCATTACTTTTTTATTTATCTGAACTTTTGCCAACCATTTTTTTTCTCTTTTTAACCATATAACACCTTTGTGCCCAGAGGTATTATGCGATGGAATTTTAGAATTACACGCATTCAGTGATTTATTAGACTTTCTTAAATTTTCAATCTTATTATTTTCTGAATTGCCATCAATATGGTCAATGAGTTTTGGTACATAACCATATTGCATCAAAAAAATAATTTGATGCGTATAATAAAACTTGTTGTTTAAGCTAAGTTTTTTGTATCCATGCCCAGTATTTGCGCCAGCTTCGGAATTTGTTTTAAATTTCCTACTACCTTTTGGGCACTGTTTCCAATGCAACACACCATCCCTGTATTCAAACAAGCGGTGTGCTTCTTCTTGGGTCAGGGACATGGTTTACTCCTTTAAGGTTTATGGGTGTGATGCTTTGTAGGCATCAAATTCTGCTTTGAGTTCTTGGATTGCTTTGACCAATGTGGGTATCAAGTTAGCATTGATTGCTTTATATGGTTCTTCACCTTCTGGTGGCGTATCAAGCCATTCTTGAATCATGTCGGGGAATACAGTCTGAAATTCTTGAGCGATAAAACCCCGAGCATTTTTAATGTCTTGTCCTTTGCCTTCTTTCCAATCAAATTTGCGCGGTTGAAGTGCCATTACTTTTTCTAAACCATCATCCAAATCACGAATGTTTTCTTTCAGGCGTTGGTCAGAAATAGCTGTGATAGTTGTGTTTGTTGCATTTATGTTGCCAGCATAAGTAACATAAAATCTGTATGCGCTTGCTGTTGTGTTGTAAAAAGCAATCCCCGCCGCTGTTGAAACAGTACCTGCACCGGCAATGTAAGCCGCTGGAGAATTTGTTCCAGCACCCGCAGGTGTGAGTGAAATACCGTTGGATGTTCCGCTTTGTGAAGTCTGCCCCACCATCAAGTTACCGCTGGAGTCGATACGGGCACGCTCTGTCGTACCATCACCCTCAACAAAAGTCAGTGTTCCCGCTGTTGTAGAGTTACTTGCGCCATACATAATTTGGCAAGTGCCAGAAGGGTCGGCACTTGTACCAGAGATTAAACTTAGTGTGGCGTTTCTTCCATTTACACTATCGTTTGCATTGATTGTTAATTTTGGGTTTACACCAACAATTTCTAATCTAGAGCTTGGACTTGTAGTCCCAACACCCAAGTTACCGCTGGCATCAAGGGTCATTGCTTGGGTGAAGGTGAGCACATTTCCTGCTGTGCCGGATGGGGCGTTAAACCAAGCATGAGCGCCTTGCTGTTGGTCATAGCGTGAAGCGGCTTCTGTTGTTTTGTATATGTAAGTTGAGCCGTTGTAATAACTGTTTTGGAAGAATCGTATATTGTTTGTACTGCTACACGCAATCGCCCCACCTTGGTTTTCAAAGACGTTTGTAAAAGTCGCCCAACCACTAGTAGGCGAAACACCCAATCCCAAATTATTACTAGAGTTAAAAACCAACGCACTACCCGTAGTCAGCACCTTGGAGCCATTGAGATAGGCCACGCCATTGGCTGTGCCATCAGAGATAGTTGGGCTTGATACGCTAGGTGTAGTCAGCGTCTTATTGGTCAGCGTATCAGTCGTTGCCTTACCAACCAAAGTGTCGGTAGCCGCAGGAAGTGTCAAAGTGGTAGTACCAGCTACCGCAGTTGCTTGCAGTGTCGTAGTTCCTGAAGTTGAACCAGAAATATCAATTGCGTTTGGTTTTAGCGTTACTGTGGTTGCCATGATTTACTTTCCTTTAAGGTGTTCCATTTGCAACTATGTTAGTTACAGATGTAATGACTCCAGTTGAAGACATTGATGCAATTGTCGTTGCACCATACTTGAACAACAACTTTCCACCACTTTCTTCAATCGTGAAGTTTGTAGTCAAGAGTTTAGGGGTAGATGCCGCAGTTCCAGTAGTATTCTGGTTGAATGTCGGAAATGAAGTCAAAGATGCCGCTGATCCCGTGGGAGCCAACACATCAGTACCAATCACCAATCCAAGATTCGTCCTAGCATCAGATGTAGTAGTTGCACCTGTACCACCATTTAAAACCGCAACAGTACCCGTCACATTAGATGCTGTGCCAGTTGTGTTTTGGTTAAAAGTAGGAAATGAGGTCAGGCTTGCAGCCGAGCCACTTGGAGACAGAACATCAGTCCCAATGACCAAACCCAGATTGGTTCTGGCATCACCAGCAGTAGATGCGCCCGTACCACCATCAGCAACTGCCAAATCTGTGATACCTGTGATTGAGCCACCAGTGATAGAGACATTGCTTGATGCTTGAGTAGCAATTGTTCCTAAACCACCAATGTCAGCAGTGGTCAGAGTAATAGCGCCAGTTCGCCCTGCAACTGAAATAACCAAGTTGGTCTGGTCAATCTTTTGCCAAGCAGTGCCGTTGTAGATTGCCCAATCTCCTGTCACCCAATCAGTGATGCCATTGAGGTTGGTTGAGCCAGAAACGCTGACTACATAGTAATAGTTGCTTGTGCCTGAACTTGATGTAAGCGTAGGCGTGTTTGTGGATGCGTTCCAGGTTCCCTGATAGCTTAAACCACCGCTGATAGCACTGATTTGAGCCTGTAGGCTTGCTAGAGTATCAAGTACATACTGAGAAGTACCGCCACCATTAGTAATGACTTTGATGCGTTCAGCAATATCAAAAGGAACAACCTCACCAGCATTAATCTCACGACCATCATCAAGAGTGATGACAAGGCTACCATCAAAATCAATGCGAGCAGCGGAAACACCAATACCATTGTCGCCATCAACTCCATCACGCCCAGGAAGGCCATCTCTACCTGTTGCGCCTGTTGCTCCTGCTGGCCCTTGCTTGCCATCTCGTCCATCTTTGCCATCTTTGCCATCCTGTCCATCTTGCACAGAGGCAACTTTGCTCTGAATCTCGCCATTCAACTGAGCAAACTTTTGCTCCATGTCTGACTTGATCTTTTTCAAGCCTTGGATAACAAGTTCAGCCCCCTTGCCAATAGACTCGCTCTTGGCCTTGGCAATCTTCTCTGCGGCAGACTGTTGCAAAGCAGTAATGATTTCCATCTGCTGTTCAGCAGAGATTCCATCAATTCCTAGCTTACGCTCAAGATCGGCAATATCCATTATCTGAGTTCCTGAGAAAGACGATTGAGAAATTCATCTTCAACGCTCGACATTTTGCCCTTCTTGTCAGCCATTTGCAACTCGACAATCTTGGACTTGTTCTTAATGTCAGCTTCTTTGAGCATCAATTCAGCAATCTTAACCCGCTTGTCAAACTCTTTAGAACCAGCATCATCTTGGTTTGGCAAGTTCTTGGTCATTGCAGCCATGTTCTTGGCCTGAATCTCTTGAGGCATCAACTGAGTCTCTACCTTCAGCTTCTCAGCTTCTGCCCGATTCTGTTCAGCTTGGGTTGCATTCACAGCAATCTGAGCCTGAGCAGCTTGCATAGCCAACTGTTGCTGTACTTGAGCCATTTGCTCTGCTTGCGGGTTAGGTTGGCTCATCTTGTCCAACTGCTCCATCAGTTCATAGCGGTTGGTCAGTGAAGAATTAGCCAAAACACCCTTCAGAATCAGTGGCAACACAGGAGTGTTGGGGCCAAGGGTCTGGAGCAAACCAATGAACATCTGTTGCTCATGCTCACGGGCAATGATGCCAAGGGTGGCAGTAGGAATGAAAGTCATGTCCACAGAGGGGTAACGCTCTGGGTCAAACTGCATATAGCGGAAAGCCGCCTTCTGGATGAAGGGAATCAGGAAGTCTTCTTGGAAGTTTACCAAAGTGCGCTTGTACTTCTTGATGATGGTGGCAATAGCCATAGACATACCGCCTTGGCCCATGTCTCTAGCGCCAGCAGTAACCATGCCTTGAGAATCCAAGGTTCCCGTGGATTGCAGGAGCATTCGCTCGAAATCCTTGGCAGTCGCCATGTTGTTGCCATCAGTCTGCCCAAACTTAAATGGATACAGAATCTCTGAAGGCGCACCATTGGTGAGAATAGCTTTTCCAGGCTTTACTTCAAACTTAGCACCACGGGGCAGACGGGTTGCATCCATTGCAATCATGGGGCTAGTTGTCAGCGCCAATGAATCCAAGTGAGAACGAATCTGAGCATCAATAGCTTTTTGCATATTGAAGGCTTTTTCCACTGTGCCACGACCCAAAAGACGATTAGGAATCGTGTCATCTTGGTATGTCAGAACAGGGCGATCCTTCATCATGTAAGGATTTGCCTCTGCTTTCAGCAACTGCCCATCGTTGGCAATCACGACAATGGCCTCAACCATGTCTGTGTATTCTTCAGCAGTAGAGTTCTCAGGGAACAACTCGACAATCTCTTTGCTTTCCTTGAGATTTTCCAAGTATTCACGCGGGACGAGACCATAGTAGGTCAGTAAAAGCACCTTTTCGTCCTGATACTGGCTCACCTCTTGGGTTGGCTCCAAATCAGTATCTTCACCAGCAGTGCCAATGTCTACTTTGCGGTAGATTCCGCGCTCAATACCTTCAACAATCTTGTGGATAGAGATGTATTTCTCAATTGCCACCCCCATGCAGTCATCAACTGAGGTTCCATTGGGGTCAAAAAGGAAGTTTTTTGGATTTACAGGTGAAATCTTGACTGCAATGCGGTCTTTTTCCACAACTCCAATGGCAGCTTGGCCCATTTGCCCAGGAATTGGCTGAGTAGAGGGCACATACTGCTTTTCTGTCTTAACAACAATCTCGCCAATGCCTGTGCCGTAGATTTCTGCCATCAACTCAATCTGGTCAATGGATTTGCGAATCTTGTCCCGCTTGAAATCCTCCATCAACTGGGCTTTGATGATGCCCACATCAATGGGATTGTTGTTCACATCCCGAATATCATCTTGAATGTCAAAGAACTCGCCTTGACCAAAGATGGCTTCCATGATCTCAGCATGGCGGGTCTCTACGGCTTGTTGTGTGGCAGGGGTTACGATGCGTGAACGCTCAGAGTCACGGGTTTTGTCTTCAACAGCCCACTGTCCACGAAAGATTCGCTCGTATTCAAGCCAATCTGGAAGGAAGTTGGTGTCCCGATAGTCACGCCAGCGATTGCAATGGTCAACAACAAAATCAGTCAGTTCTTTGTCAGCCTGTGTAGGCTCATAGAATTGATTTTGCTCTAGCTTATCTTGCTTATCTGTTGCCATTTAAATCTCTCCACCAAAATATTTATTCATATTGGTATGTCTTTTTGTCAAATTCCATTTTGCTGGAACAACTTGAAAGTTATAGGCATTATGCAACCCACAGGCATTTTTATGGTTTAGCGGAACAATGTGATCAATATGCCAATCAATTCCCGTTGTTTCTTTTCTAAGTTCCTTTAGTCTAGTTGCTTCATCAAAAACAAATTGGTCTAGCTCTGTAAACTCAAAGGTTTTAAGTTTTAGCCTTCTTTTGTGAGCATACTGATTGTTTGATGCTTTTCTGCCTTTAGCGGTCAAAAGACGTTTTGCAAAATATTCTTGCCTTGACATAAAACCCATACGCTCTCTTAAACGTATATTCTCTGCTTTTCTTGAATCTGGATTTTCTAGTCTTAGTATTTTTTTGTTTTCATAAGAACAAGATTTGCATAAATTCAAGTGCCCATCACGCATCATTTTGTGTTTGTTAAAATTTACCTTGGCTTTTGTTTGTTTGCAAGAATAGCAAGTTTTGCTTGAATTATCAAACAATTCTAATTGCAATCTTTTGTCAAACAAAAAGGTCATATCACACACCGCTTATGATGTCTACAGGCTCCCACTCATCATCTTCTTCACCCTCAAAGTAAGATGTTACAGCCAATTGGTCAATATAACTCAAGGCATCAGGAAGGTCATCGTGTACGCCATTGGCAGGAAACATCAAGAGTTGATCGGTGAAATCATCCCAATCTTCTTCAGAGTTCAGCACAATACGCCCATGCTCAAACCGCCCTTGGAGACTCCAGATGATTCTGTCTGTCTTTTTCCTGTTGCCATGCGTTAGGTCAACTATGTGGGAATATACATTATTTTTCCGCATCAGGTCACTGAGGTACGGCAAAACAGCGTTTTTTAACGCTCCACGCTCGATTCCTACCGAAATTGGCCTGTAATCCCGCATCTTCATCAGGATTTTGGCAGCAGTTTCCCGAATGTCCCACCGCCCGTGGTCAATCTCTTTGACAAACCATTTGCCATCATCAGTGACTTTGACCACTGCAATGGCACTCTCATCTAGTCTTTTTTTCGCGTTAGCAGCTTGTTTAGCCACTTCTTCAAATCCTGCCAAGTCGATTGCAATGAAGTAACTACCATACTCAGGTTCCACGCCATATTTGATCCAATCTTCTTTAAAAACATCGCTTCCTGCGTTGTCAAAGGATGCTAAGTATTCCTGCTTGAAAGCAAAGGAACTCAGCGTTTTCTTGGCAGACTCAATCTCAGTTGGGTCTATCAATGGGTTGTCTTGGGTTGTGAAGTGCCATGACTTCCAATCAGGGTCATCGCCTGACTGACCAAGTTTAAAAATATCGTAGAAGAAGTTTCGCCCCTTGGGGGTTCCGATGAATATGGCTCTGCCCTTCTTGTCTGACAAAGAAGCACGAATCACCTGTTCCCAGGCTTCAGGCTTAATGTCCGCAACCTCGTCTAAGACCACATAGGTAAGGGACACACCCCGCAGGGTATCTGGCCTATCAGCACCACGAACATAAATCTTTGCACCATTTATCATGGTTATGTCCATGTTATTGATATGACTAGATTGGATAACATCTCGTCCAATCTCTAACAAAACATCCCAAACAATTTGTCGTGCCTGTCCGTTTGTAGGGGCCACATACATTACCGCACTGCCAGCAGGACATTGCAATGCTTCAATGATTAGCGTAGTAGCCGCTAACCTAGATTTGCCACACCGCCTACCTGCCGCAATAACCTTGAACCTCGTTTTGTCAGCAAAAACAATTTGTTGCCATGGCAAGAGTGAGAAATTAAGGTCAGACATTTTTTGGCTCTATATCTTCAGCATCTACAGTATTTTCGCCAATGGTAACGCCGCCAATGCCGGAGATAGTGATGTTCACAGCAGAACGCTGTTTGCCTTCTTTCTCAAACAGACTGACGGGAAGCATCCGATCCATGCAAAGTTTGAGCATAGCCGCCTGTGCTGGGTGTTCATCATTCATGGCAATCTCAATTGCTTTATGAACGACATTGGAACCTGCACTGTTTATCAGGAGGTCTTTGAGTTCTTTGATGCGCTGAACTTCAGTCTTTGGCAAGAGTGCCGCAGGTCTTTCAGCATAGGTAGCCATA